TAGGTTTCATTTTTCACTCATAAATTTCTTAAATACTTCTAATCCTTTATTAGTAACTTTAACTACAACGTCGCGACTTATATCTTGTGGATCAACGTTAGCAGCTTTAAGCTCTTCTTCGTTTTTATAAACTTGACCTGTTTTTTTATTCTTTATTACTGTAACTGTTTCAGTTTCAATATTATATTCTTTATTGTCCATTCTGGTCGTCTCTATTTATTTCTAGTATTGCTACAGTTGCACTTATACCAGAAATATTAGAACTTTCAAGTCTTATGGTATCTGTCTCTTCAAGAACAATAGGTCCTTTTGCTAAATTACAAATAGTAGGTCCAGTTATAGAAGCATAAGCTATTTGATAAATAGTTGATACTGAATCATCATTAATAGATACTTTTAATATTTTACTACCTGATTCATTCGTTACTTGTATATTTTGAATGATAGCATTAGCATTTGATGGACATGTGTATACTGTCACAGCAGCCGTTGTGCTTGGATCATAGAATGCGTTTTTATAAAAATTTGCCATTATGTTAAATCAAACCATTTTAATAAACCAGAAACATCTCCATTAGCTGTTCCTGGTCTTACACCTAAAGTTAAAGTATCGGACACACCTCCAATAGTTTGTCCAAGTTGATTTGCAAAAGCTATAAAATCTCCACCTAAAGTAAATGGAGCAGTTTTACCTCCTAGATATCCTCCAGCAACTCTTGTACCCGTTGAAGTTAAATCAACTGTTGTTAAATCATATTGTACGTTATCACTAAAATTTGTATATGAAAATGCAGAAGATGGTGTGGCATTAATAAATAATCCCCACTCAAAATCTCCATTAGATATGTTTAAAATATCTACTCCTGCAGGAACAATAACTGCATAAGGTCTTGATGCTCTAATTTTAATTGTTGCAATATTATAATAAGTATTTGCTGTAGGTAAATTTACACCTGCACTAACAGTACCTGTTCCAATCATCTCTTCTAATCCTTGTGGAGAATATCCACCCTCAGAAATACAAGAAGAACATATTTGTTGTAATGTATAAGTCCCTGCAGTTAATGTTCCAGCTCTTTCAATTTCATAACGAATTGGAAGATTGGCTGTTTGCATATAAACAGTTGTTAAATTATTAGCATTATAGAAAGTATGGGCTGTTATTAATTGACCATTAATAACAAATCCAACTCTAACAGATCCAACACCTAACCATTCAATATCAATAAATAATATATTTGATGTTGCTGCATTTAAGGTAAATCCACTTGCACCTGTACCATTTAAAGTGTCTCCATTCCAACTAGACTGTGATACCTCAGTATCAACTGGTGCACCTGATGTATAAGTACGTCTAACTATTTTAAGTGTTGTTCCATCTGCTGTAAAAAATATTCCATTATTAGTATCAAATAATCCAACTTTTTGTTTTAAATTTGTAGTAGGTGTATTCATTACAAATGTATTAAAAATAAGCAATGATTTACCAGGTTGATAAGACATAACTCTATTAGATTGTCTTACTGTTTTAGATGATGCTGCTTCTGTTACATTTAAATTAACTGTGGATTTATTAGCTGTATAAGTAACACTTCCACCACTTGCAGTAGTTGAATTAAATAAAGTGTTCTGTGACATGATGCTCTTACTGTCAAAGATAGTTAAAGGATTAGAAACTCTTAATCTTCCAAATGCATCAACATTATTGCCACCAATACTTACTGGTTGTGTAGTTATATTTAAATTTTCACAACTCATTAGCAGCCAAACCTCATGTTAAACCAAGTAAATCTTTGTAACTCTTGTCTTAAATCTTCTTGGAAAGAAAAATTTAATTGATCCTTTAATGTCTCTAGTGCTTGTAGAACTTGCCTCTGATTTTCAGGAGAATATTCTTGACTTGGTTCAGGTATGTATGTTGTAATTTTTGCCATTATCTTCTTCCATCAGGTTGAATATCTACTCTAAATAATCCATATCTCCAGTTTTCATCTGTAGATTCATTTTCAACTTTAATACTCATTAATCTATTTCTTGCTCTAGTATCTATCTTAGTTGTAGACGAAGTTACAGTGTAAGGTCCCAACATCTGACTATTTTGTGTTTGAGATGGATAATTTCTTAATAATAATGTTACCTTAGCATTTCCTGTAAGTATTTTAAAATCAGGTATGAATCTATTTATCTTCATTAAAAACTGACCATCTCCTTCTATATCTAAATCAAAATCTCCAGATTCAATATATGCAGGGATAGCTGTTTTAACTCCAAGTGCACTTACTTCATTAACACCTGTTTCATGTTCATAATATTCTGAAGATCCATACGTATTAGTTACACCATTAATAGTTGGAAATGTTGGAATTGTTGTTGGTAAGTATTTAGTAGCATAAGGTTTATCATATGTTTGAGCATCTGAATAAGTTGTTCTAGAAAGTGACATTGTAGTCCAAGTATTTTCAACGAAGTTATAAACTACAGATCTATTTATTTGAGATTCATTAGCACTTGGATAAAACCAAATTACTTCATTATATAAACTATTGTGAGAACCGTAGACAATATCTGAAGCATTATAATTTATACCTAAATTAGTTCCGCCTGTTGTAAATACAAAATCTTCAACAAGAGATGGCAATTGTTTAACAGTACCATCATAAACAAAGAATCCTCCACCAAAACCCATCCAGAATACAGCCCCTTGTGCAAAGACTATTGAATGCTGACCAATACATCCGCAATTTGTACCCACCTGTCTAATTGAAAATACAAAAGGAGGTCCAACGAACTGCATTACATAAGCTGCTTGATCTGTTAAAATAAATATATAATCCTTACCTTGTACAGCGCCAACAATATAATTTCCTGTGTCTAATCTAAATGTACCTGCTGTATTTGTTGCAGTGGGTGCCCAAGTATTAAAGTCTTCTTGGTTTGAAAATCTTATAAACATTGGGTCTTGAGTTCCAATTGAACCGATTGTTGTTTCTGTTCCAAGTGCAATTAAATGTCTATCTCTATCTGATACTATACTCATTACAGAAGCTGTTGGAGCTCCAGATATTGTAGTTGCCCTAACAGTTAATGGATTTGCTGTCGCTGGATTCCATGAAAATACTTTACCATTTTTAATTGTCGCAATTAATATTTGTCCAAAATTATCAAATGACCAGTTACCTGGTGATAATACTACAGTAGCTGAAGTACTTGCTTCACCCCAAGCAACTGTACCCCAAGTAGATGTTCCCCATCCATAACCATAAGTTTGAGATATAGGTCCAATATTAGCATAAGGAGCAAAGGATAAACTTCCACCCGTTGTAACACCTGTTCCAGTTTCAGCTGTTGGCATTGTAAGTGTGAATGTACTTGTTGATGGAACTGTTTTTACTTCAAAAATATTATTTGTAAAACTTGTTGATGTATAACTTGTTGTAGTTGGTCCTGGTGTTGTTGCTGCTGTAAATTTAATATAATCACCAACTGCAAGTCCATGACTTGCTTTATTTATAGTAACTGTTGTAGATGCTGTTGTTGATGTATAAGTAGCTGCAGTTAAGGTTGTACCAAGTGGAGTAATATCATAATATGCGCCTTCAAAATAAATAACTAATAATTTATTAGTCCCTATTGCTGCATATCTATTTCCCTCTAAATCTGTCCAAGTGTGTTGCGCTCTTGCAACTCCTGCTAATTCCTTATTTACTAATTCTTGCCATCCACCTATTTTTTCAGGATAACCATAACGAAATCGTACAAAATCACCATCAATCCACTGACCTTCAGCGGCAGTTGCGGTGTCTTGTTTATTAAATCCAGCTTTTAGTGGTATCTTCTTTAATGGCATGACTTGAACTATATACGCCTTTTTGCTATTATACAACGCAGAATTTAAACTATAAAGATAATATGTCAATCAATTTACCATTAAAAGTAGACAATCTATTTTGTACTCCAGTCTATAGTTTATTAATGCCAACCTTCTTAAATGAGGTAAATAAAATATCAGATAGATATATTGAAGAAGCTAAAAATAATAATAAAAAAATTATAGATGAAAGAAATAAATTTATGGGTAAAGATTTAAAAGACTTTGCCGTGGTCCATCATTCTGCATTTATGGGTAATGATCCAGAACTAAAAGAATTTAAAGCATTTATAAAAGATACTTCTTATACAATTTTAAATGAACAGGGTTATGATTTATCAGGACACAAACTTTATTTTAAAGATTTATGGGTACAAGAATTTCCTAAAGCTGGAGGAGGAGAACATTGGCCACATATTCATGAGAGTAGTCATATATCAGGATTTTATTTTTTAAAGTGTTCGCCTAAGACATCTATGCCCGTGTTCCATGATCCAAGACCCGCTAAGTGGATAACCGAATTGCCCATGAAAAAAGAATCAGTGCAGTATGCTTATAATCGTTTTTCATATCCCGTGCTTCCTGGAACCTTTGTATTTTTTAATTCTTATTTAACACATCAATATGCATTGGATGCTGGAATAGATCCATTTAGATTTGTTCATTTTAATATTCAATGTTTTAAACCTTATGAGGAGAATGTGTGAGTGAATTTATATTAAATAAATATCAAGTTATTAAAAAAGCTATTTCATGTGAACTTGCAAACTTTGTATTTAACTATTTTTTACTAAAACGTGATGCTGTTAATTATATGTATAAAAATAATTTTATCCATGAAAACCTTTTATTTGGAACATGGAAAATAGATAAACAAGTTCCAAAT